GCAAGATCTACATTTTCCAGAGTGTGTTTTAAATGAAGAAGATTGTACTTTAATTTCTTTATCACAGTTTTTACATTTAAATATAAATATATAATTGAACTTATTTTTTTCTATATTATAAATGTTTTTTTCTTTTCTAATTGAATTTTCTTTAGTTAACATATTTGCAGGTTTTTATTTTATACTGCAAATATACGAAAATTTATTTAATTGGACAACTACCATTATCACAATCTTCAATATCAAAATCTTTTTCTGAAATTTCTACTGATTCAATAGGTTTACAATTAGAAGCCATTGATAAATAGGTTTGTTCATCTATTGTTTCATATGGAGCTTGTTGAAATCCATGTCCATAATACAATAAAAAAGATAAAGTTTTAAAATTATCTGAATAATAAGTATTTAAATATTCTTTAATTTCAGGAAGATCTTCTTTTTTATAATATACTGTACAACTAACAGAATTATCAGACCATTCAGCTTGCATTCTTTTAACCATTTCTAATTGTTCTTTCCAAGAATAATCTGCAGCTACAGGAGTTTCTTTTGGAAGTTTACAAGGAAACTCTACAACCATTGTAGAAGAATCTTCTTTACCATCAAATCCTTTAACAGGTTCAATATTATAACCGTGTTTTCTACAAACATCTATAAGTGGAGAATTAGTAGCAATTCTAATTCTTCTAATATAATATGGTCCAGCAGGATTAGGGTGTACTCCAGGAGTTACTCCTGCAAGTAAACTTAAAGTACCACTTGGTTTAACTGTAGTTAATTTTACGCTAATAGGAAAACCTTTAGATAAAGAATATTCTTTATCATAAGTTCTTAACCATAAATAAGCATCTTTTAACCATCCTCTTTGTTCTTCACTAGCTTGTAATATACCTGTTACACCTATACCCATTCTCATATTAGTATTTACAATGTTTTCAGTTTCTTTAAGAGAACAATGTAAAGCTAAAGAGTGTTTATTAACTCTATAAGTTATGCTTAATATTTTTAATAATTCATGATAATTATTAATATTTGGTAAATATATTTCAGATAAACAACATGTTTCATAATTATTTAAAGATTGCTCTGCACAAGGATTAAAAACAACTACGTCTTTATCAGGATATTGTGTTTCTCCAGTTCTACCAATTAATCTTGCAAGTCTTAAATTAATTAATCCATATGGTTCACCTTGATCATATGTATCCCAAAATTCTTTAGGTAAAAGTTGAGTATTATCACAAGCTACTGAATTATTAGACATTGCTCTCCAGTTAGGAATTGAATGTAGATCCCATCTTTTAGCTTTAAGATATTCTAAATCATCATAATCACCAATAGCAATTTGAGCAGATCTTCTAACATTACCTGATACTACAATATATCCAATAATATTCATTATATCTAAACAATCAATTGGTCTAACTTTTTGATTACTTCTTGAATTAAGAATTTTACTAATTTCTTCAATTCCCCAACAAAGTTCTTCAGGACCAGAAGCTAATCCACCAAAACCTTTAATAGGTGCACCTTTACTTCGTATTAGTTGAGTACTATAAGTAAATCCTTCTCCACTATAAAAATGAGCTTTTAAAACTTTACCTAAAAATTTAACCCAACCTTCTCTTGTATCAGGTATAATAAAATCTGCAGATGAATTATCAATTCTTTTAATTTTAATTTCATTTTTTACTTTTGGTAATTGATATACATATTCTCTTTGTATATTATATCCAACACCACTACCTAACATGAGCATTTCAAATGCCCATGTAAAAGGTCTAATAGGAGAATCAACTACAACTCCTGCACAATTTTGTAAACTAGGTAATCCCAATTTATCTACAGTATTTGTACCTAATTGCCACATAAATCTACCTGCAACAGACCATTTTAAATCCATTCTAGTATTAAAGTAGAATTCTTTTTCTTGTTCTGTAAAATTAATATTAAGTTGTTTTTCACAAGAATCAATTTCTCTTTCTACAACTTGCCAAAATTCTTCAGTTTTTGAATTAGGGTTATCATTTTCCAGTCTTCTAGCGTAGGTTCTTTTAAATGTTATATAACCAATTTCTCCCCATTTGACTTTTTTGTTTTTGTCAATATATTTTTTTCCCATATTTAATTTTTTAAGGGTGCCAAAGATATAAAAAATTCCAGACTTCCTACCCCTTTATATCTGGAATTAACCTGCGATCTTAATGGTTATCTCAAGGGTACAGGTATATTTTTTTTATATACTCATTGGAATGTTTATTGGAAGTTTACCATCCAATATAACACAACAAGCCACTACTGGCTTTCTAGTGTTCTGTTTACCATATGCAAATGCATATTTTTCATGGTCAATACCACAACCTACAGTAACTCCAAATATTAAATCCTTGTAACTTGCCAAGAATCTAGTATTCATTACTGTATGTAAGTGACCTATTACAGTAGATTGTCTGTTTTCTCTAGCAGCATTTATAGCTGCCATCTCTCCAGATAACCCTGTACCATGTTGGTAAATAACACCATTGATTTGATGTACAAAATCCCATTCCCATGTAGGAGGACTTTGCAATAGTTCCTGATAAGTTTTTAACCAGGTCTTAGGAAGACCAGCTGTAAAAGCTTTTCTAAATGGTAATGCATCATGATTGCCAATACAAACTTTTACATTAGGAAATGTGTAATACCATCTTTTCATTCTTTCTAAGGCTAGACTAAACTCATCACCTGCTGACATACCTTCAGGATCTTTTTCATGATAACTAACAGCATGATTATCAACAGCATCACCAATATGTACTACTGTTCCACAATCATATTCTTCCTGAATTTGTCTACAAAATTCTAAATAACCTTCTTTAGTAAAAGGTTCATGTGGATCTCCAATAACTAATACATTATCAGGATTACCATTTAAATATGGTTCTACTAAATTATCACTAGATTTTTCCACATTTCTATAAATCTCTTTAGCTAATTTAATTATTTCAGAGTTACTTTCACCAGTTAATTTACTAATAATTTCAAATGATTTTTTGTAATAACCTGGTTTTGATTTAAGAAACTCATATACAAGATTTACTCTTGCATTATAATTTTTTTTACTCATATAGTTTCTTTTTACAAATATAAGAAGATATTAGCTTATAATATCTTCTGGCTCACTTGTATTTTTATATTTAATATAGTATGTTTCTTGTTCTATATTAGGAATAGAAGATAATTCTGCACTCTCTGGCAGCTTTAAATCTATTTCCCGTTCTATCTCCAACCTTCTCCATTCTTTTTTATATAAAACACCTACAGGACCAAATTTATCATTGACAGTAACAGAATAAAAATTAAGTATTTTCTTTTTATCTTCTATTCTATATTTAGAATATGCACCATTATCAAAATGTTCTAATGTTTTCAAACTATCTGTTGGAAATTCAAATACAATTATTACAGTATATTTGTCATTATCAATAATAGAATGATAATTTAGATACTTTTTAAATCTATCAATAAAATCTTGGAACTGTGGACTAGGACTATACTTGTATATTAAAAATACATGTTTGTTTAATTCAGGATATTCCTCACAATATCTAAATGCATTTATAAAATTGCATCTAGGAAATAATTCATCATCCTTAAAATCTGAAAACTTACTGTTTTTATTTACCACAATAGGTAATAAATAACCTACAGTTTTATTTTTAAGTTTTTTTAATTCATCTAAACTCATATCACAAGATTATCTACTTCAACATCTATAGGAGTTAAAAAACCAGTAGCTGGATAATCATCTTTAATTTTAAGACAGACATAATTCTGATAAAATTTTGATATACCATGATATTCACCATACTGATTAATATATTCTTCAAAGACTAATGTTCTCATAGATTCAGAATCATCAACATTTAATAATAGTTTATCAGCAAAGGATTTACCCTTACCTTCTAAACCTTTAATATTGTCTGCTGAATCACCTATAATCATAGATTGCCAAAAGTAAAGATTAGCTTCTTGTTCATCAGTAGTTACCCATTCATTCTTTTTATAGTTGTAATGAGTACCTTCTAACATAAGAAGATCTTTATCTATTGCACAAATTATACAATCTTCAAGTCTATATCTCACACTATTAACTACATCATCTGCTTCAATGCCATACAAAGGAATAAACTTCCATTTATCTACCATATAAAGTTTTATATCCTTTAAATGTTCTAATGGTTGTCTATCCTTTCTATTGGCTTTATATTCAGGGTAGACCATTATTCTTTCAACATCTTTAGTCATACCTACAAAGCCTATATACTTAGAACACTTTGTATTTATAATTATGTTGCTGATTATCTGGTCTACAGATTTGTAAATATCTTCAATGGGTTTATCAAAACTTTTATTATCAGAATCCCAGTGTGCTATAAAACAGATACTATCTGCATCAATTACTGCTATTTTTTCTGATTGTAATTCCATGTTGAAGTAATTTTTTAATTATAAGGTACCAATCTGTCTTTCTTAAAACTACAACTTCATCTCCCTCTTTCTTGTGAAAGACTACATTAACATAATCTTCCCTTTCTGGTACAAGTTTAGGAATACTAGTCTCCATTTCATCAAGAACAAGAAACACGTTAAGACCTGTTTTAACAGCTTTACATTGTATATTATATGTAACACCATTGATATCTATCTTGGCATCATCCATAATTCTACTAGTTGCTCTAGTAGTAGCAGCTCTGTCAAACCCTAGATCCTTTAATTCCTTAACTATCTTTCTTTCATAATTATGTCCAATTCTTCTAACATTAGGTTTAGACTTTACTTTTTCAGATGATAGTTCATTCTTATTCTTGATTTTTCTTCTATTTGGGTTCCTCATAAGTTTTGTTATTAGTAAGCATATTAATTATTTCTTGATATGCTTCAACCTTACCTTCATAAAACTTTATAGTTAAATTATCACCAGTAATAGTATCTAACTCACTAGCTACTCTATCACAGGCATCTCTTTTCTTATAAAGAACTTGAAGTAAAGATTCTATTAATTTATCCATACACAAATATATAAAAAGTGAGAGAATTTCTCTCTCACTTTATTGTTATGATAAATTAACCTTCAGTAACAAAAGCATTTACTTCTGATGAGAAAGTAGACTGAGGATAATCAGATGTAATTTCTGATACAAGAGTATTAGTAATACTTTCTGTTCTTGTAACAGGCATGTCAAATATTGGATTTACAACATAGTCAACACTTGTAGCTGTTGGTTTAGCAAATCCAAATGTAACAAGTACATTTCTCATATCTTTGATAGAAACACCAAAATGGTCAGCCATTGTTTTGATATCAGTTTTGTAAGCTTTAAAAGCTGCTACTTCTCTTTGTGAGATATTAATAGTTCTCATAATAAATAATCATTTAAATTTTTTGTTAATTGTTTAGTTAGATCATATCCCTTAATGGATATGTAATCTGAAATATCCTTTATACCATCAGGTATAAGAAAACTCTTTATTCCAAATTTTTCAGAAAATTTCTTCATATTGGAAATACCTGTTTCATCATTGTCATAGTTAATTATTATCTCTTTAAATCTTAATGATAATAATTCAAACTGATTCTCATTTAGAAACATCATTTCACTTTGTGGACTAATTGCATTTACACCAAATAATCTAAAAACCATGCAATCTTTTAATCCTTTTGTTATGATTAATTTATCAGATTGTTGTTCCAGTTGATTCCAGCCACTAAATATGTGTCTTGGAATATTGCTTGTCCACTTCTTACTTTTCTCTACATTTGGTCTAAGAATTTTTCTCATACCATTACCATGCTCATAACTATATGCACAGTCATTAACTGACTCTGTATATACATTTACAAGTTCTTCATTATTTACACTTATCCAATAATCTGTAATAGGAACTACATTATAAAAATTGAGTATGTCTCTATTGAGATAATATTTATCCCAATAGATATCATAATCTCTCCATTCTCTCTTTTTAATTCTTATAACTGTATTATATCTATCAAGCTTATCAGGTAAACCTACATAATTTAAAGATGGTATAACTTTTTTATTGTCTAGTTTTTTGATTACACCCAAATCATTTGCTATAACTCTAAGGGTTTCTTGAAAATTTAAATCTTCATTAAACTTAACTTTCATGTACATCTGTACATATGAAAAACAATCATAATACTCTCCTGTACCAAAATCCTTATAAAACAACCCTTTAGGAAATACTTTAATAGAACATGAAGGAGTCTTATCATGTCTTAAGTCTGAGCAAAATAATTTATTTACATCAATAAAATTCTTACAATAAAACCTAAAGATTTGGTACTCAGACACATTGCTGAGTACCATTTCTTTAGTAAAATAAGTTACATTTAATCCTCCAAATTTAGAAACCTGGGTCATCTGATGGACTGTTAAAGAAACCTGTTGTATCTGCATCAGGTTGTTTAATCAGTTTTTTAACATCAGAATCTGAATTAAATTTCATCTTGGTAATAGAAACTGCAGGATATTCAGCACCTTCTTGAATTGCTTCTGCAAATTCAGGAAGACCAATAACTGCTCTAGTTCCTACAGAACCATCTTGTTTTAAATATTCTTCACCATTAAATTTAATTCTCAATGAATTACCAGAAAGTTTATTATTATAAGCTTCACCTAGTGCTTCAATACTTTCTGCAGTAGCAGATAAATAATCAGCATCTTTTACTACTTTAGTAAAAATATGTCTAATTTTTTTATAAGTAATATTTTGTGCTTTTTCTGAAAGGAAAAATCTAAAATCAGTAGTAGCATCAGCTTCACCATCTAACAAGTGGATTGTAAATGTGATTACTGGGTTACCATTCTGATTAACTTCACCTTTAACTGATTTAATTGTTACTTCATGAATACCTGGTCTAATATACTTAGGTTTGTTAATTTCTGGGGTGTCTTGTCCTCCGAACATAATTTTAAAATTTATTTATTGTTATTTATATACTTTATCCCAATGACCTACTAGTTGACCATCAACTATTTCAGTCAGAGTTATTTCTTGATTTTTAAGATGATCAGGTCTTGCACCACAAGTTACTTCCTCTGAAGTCTTGAAGTTCAATGTTACCTTATCACCTTTTCTGCTTAGTAAACCAATAGCATCAGCTTTAGCACAGACAATAGATTTAATCTTACCTGATAAATCCAAATCTACTGCTGATACTTCTTTACCATTAGTTTCTAGCATTTTGTCTTTTAAATGACCTAGTAGAATCAAACTACCATCTTCTGGTACTAAGGTCTCAATGTAGTCAAGAATCTTAAAGAAAGCTTCTCTTAAATACAAATAACCTGCACCATTAGGTAATTTAAGTACACTATCACCTGCAAAGTTTTTACCCATTGTAGTTTCCATGTAAAGTTGACGAGCATAACTTAAACACATTTCTTCCAATGCTGTAACTGTGTCAACAGCAATATACTTGTAAGGCTTACCAGCTTTAACAATCTCTTGACCTACAGTTTTTAGTGTAGCAAGACTGTCAACTTTAAGCTTCAAAGCTTCTACATAATCAGAACCATTTTCAAAATCCAAAATCAAACAATTATCTAACAGAGCCAAGGCTGATGTTTTACCAGCCTTTGGCTTTGAATAGATAACCATTCTCTTTGGATTAGCTCTTACAGGAGCAATCTTCTGAGTTGGCAATTGAATCATAATTTAGCAGCTAATTCTAAGATTCTTTCCACAAGTACAGGATACAAACCAGGATACTGACTCTTAACTAAGTCAATAGGAGTACCACCAATAATAATTGGTTGACGTTGACCATCTCTAGTTTGTAATTCTGTTCTAGGAACAACTGTTGTTAAATCAAGCACTTTACATAGAGTGTTAATGCTATCAATAGCTTCTACTCTTGTATCACAAGGGTATCTTTGACTTTTAATTTCATTGACATATGCAATGTACTCTGCTTTCATTTGTTCATTAGAATCTACAGAAGCAGTATCCTGAGTATTCTCAGAATTCTGGTCAACTTGATCTAAAACTTCTTCATTGTCTTTTACAATTTCCATTTTACTTATTTATTTTTGTTTATTTATTGTTTAATAATATCCTCTATTATCATAATAATTATTAGGGTTTAATGTTTCTTGATCATAGAAAGTACTCTTTTCATCTACATAATTAAAACAATCCATACAATAGTATTGTGACATTGTATTATCATACTTTACATTCTTATGTTGACAATTTTTATCAAACAAACTAATTTGTTTAGCTAAAGAATTATTGTGGTTAGCATCTTCTTTTTCTAACTCTTCATTTGTATCTAAATAATCTAAATACTCACTTATCATATCTGACATATATGGATAATCTGGTTGAGTAGTATCAACTATTCTATCATAATCATCTATCAGATCTAGAAAGAAATCAATTGCTAAACCATATGCATAGGTTAGCTTTTGAGACTTTACATACTTAGGGTGTTTCTTAAATCTGTTATACAACTGAGCATACAAAGGATGAGTTTTACTAGAAGTCTTTGGATAAGACACATGTTTCTCAACTCTAATATACTTAAATTGTTTATCAGCATTAAGTATTATTTCACAAAAAATGTTAAAACAGGTTTTTACTTCAGATACACATACATATTCTCGTGAAGTATGAGGGTTATAATAACCACATGAAATATTAAAACATGCTATTCCTACATTTCTTTTAGATAAAGCACCTGCATCTGTTGCTATGCCAGTACACTCTTTATACTTATATATTTCTAGGATTGGTTTTACAAAAGTACTAAATTCTTCATCAAATAACTGAACCCCATTAGAATAATTAATAA